TTTATTATATTTAACTTTTGGAGACCTATATATTGATTATTATTTATATAATGATATATAGCAACATCAAGGACCTTGGTGTTTTTTCTTTTAGAAAATAGCACAATGGGGCTTCTTATGTGGTATAGTTAGTTATAGAAAGGAGTTTCAAATGGGCAGAGGTAAGCTAAAAATACCCTCAAAAAGAATACCTTTAAACTATGAACGCTTTGATCCTCATCCACTTGATGACATTGATGTTTTATTATTATTATCTTTAGTTAAAAATCCTACTTGGGCAATGCGTGAACATAGCAAACAAATTGGTTACTCTTCTGCAATGCTTACTCTTAGAATGAAAAATCCAACTTTTAAAGTTGAATTAGATAAGCGAAGAGATATTGCCCTTAATGGCCTAGCGGCATTAGAACCTAAAGCTCTTACAAGATTAGAAGAAGCTTTAGATATTACTATGGACAACCTTAATCAAGCTACTGCTGTCCGCGTAGACGTTTCAAAATTTATTATGCAGCCTTATGTCAATAAATCCCGTATTACTGTAAAGCATGAGGGTGACCTTTCAAATATTCCGCCTGAAGAAATTAAATCCTTATTAGACGAGATGTCAAAGGAATCTAATGGCAAAGGCGAGTGAGCTGTCTCCACAAGAGGTAGCTGACTTTCTATACTATAAAAGTCACGCGCTTGCCGATCCTTATTTTCTTGGTAAATACATCCTTGGTTTTACAAAATTTGAAAAAGAAGTTCATGGCAAATGGTCAAGCAGTCTGTTAGAAGATATTAAACTCGGCCGCAAGCGCATGATTAAACTAAAACCACGTTTTACTTATAAATCATCGCTCTATACGATAACTTTTGCAATTTGGCTAATTTTGCATAATCCAGATATTAGAATACTTCTCGTTTCAAATAATTACAGCAATGCGGCAAAGTTTGTTTATGCCATTGGTCAGTTAATGGAAACAAAACGCTTTAAAGCTTTCTTTGGTGATTGGATGCCAAAGATATGGAGCAGCGGGGAATTTACGGTAGTAAAACGTTCGGAGCAAGCTTGCAAATATAAAGAAGCGACAATAACTGCTTTGGGTATTTTAGGACGCTCGACCGGCGGTCACTTTGACTGGGCATTAAGCGACGATCCTGTTGACGAAAATGACAGGAATTCAGAAGTTATTCGCGCGAGTAAAATAGAATGGTGGAAAGGTCTAATCCCATTAGTCGGCGAAGATGGGAAGATAATGGGCGTAGGGACCATTTGGCATTTTATGGATCTATGGTGTTGGATTATAAATACTTTAAATCCTGAATTAAAAAAAGTGTCACCGCAAGACGCATACTCTGTAGAACAAGAAGCATTAGAAGATGAACAAAGCCAGTCGCGGTATCCTATTATGCTGCCTACTGCATCTATTCCACGTTATAAAACTGAAATGGGTATGGTATTCTATTCTTGCCAAATGAATAATATGCCATTGCCTCCCGAGTCAACATTGTTTAAACAAAGTTGTTTAAGGACCTTTAATTTCGCAGAAATACAAGAAAAAAGGAAATTAGACGCGAAGATTGGCAAAGATTGGTTGGTTGCCGGTGCCAATGATCCTGCATTGGGTAAAAGCATTAAATCTTGCTATGCGCCAATTATCACAGGATGGATGGATAATGAAAAAGTCCTCTATATAGTAGAATGCAAAATGCCTAAAGTATCTTACACAAAAATTAGTGAATTAATTCTGCAGTCTATAGAAGATTGGAAAACTGATGTATTTGGCATCGAAGCAATAGGTTTTCAAGAAGTATTTAAAGATAATATTAAAAAAGAAATAGAACAAAGTGCAAGCAATGTAAGAATAATAGGCATTGAAAATAAAAAATCTAAAGAAATTCGCATTGAAAGCATAGAAAACTCTTTTACTTGTGGTAATATTAGATTTAGGGATGATTGGTCAACAGCATATCCATTATTATTAGACCAACTTCTTTTATATCCTGCTCATCAATACTTTGATGGGCCGGATGTATTAGAGATGCTTGTGCGCCTTACAATTAAAAGGCAAGTGTTTACTTTTAAAAATAACAGCATAACCACTACGAAGAGGGAGGCCATTGTTGGCGAAGTCAAGTCTAATAAAGCGCATGCGGAGTATATTCCAGATTAGTGACCCTCAAATTAAAGCGCCTTTTCCAATTAGTACTAAAGCATTACAGCGCGAGTATGTTCCTACAGCAAACAAATACTTTTTTCAAAATTTAACTTTCCCTTCTTTTATTGACCCCATGAGAATCCGCCGCGACATAAGGCGATATGTTTGGGTTCTCGAGCGCATGATGCTGGATGATAAATTAAAAGCGGCGCATGATTTTAAAGTTACTAGTGTCCTGGCTTCAGGTTGGAAAATTCAACCTGCCAGTGAGGCGCCTCGAGATGTGCAGATAGCTGACTTTGTGACCGATAATTTGGAAAGTTTGGACATACCCTTTGATGACTTCTTGCGGAATTTTTGCGATGCTTGGAACTATGGCTATAAGTTAGCTGAAAAAATTTACTATATTAAAGATGGTTTGTTTTATCTTAAAAATATAAAATGTAAACCTTCCAAAGTACTTCGTTTTAATGTGGATGATTTTTCCAATCTTACTTCCGTGCAGTATGTCCTTGGTAACATGCAGGAGTTAATCCCACCCGAGAAGTTCATTATTTATGTTAATCCTTATCTTAAAGATGGCGAATGGTATGGTGAGCCTGACCTTGTAGCAGTATATAGGGAGTGGTGGTCAAAGGACACATTGGTAAAAATACGCAATATCGCCGCGCGCACGCATGCTATGCCAATTAGAGTCCTCTTATATGATGAGGCGACCACACCGGATGATTTAAATAAGATGAAAGGCGAAGTAGATGATATTCATGAAAATTTGGCATTGTATATTCCGGCCAAACGCGCAGAGGACGGCACCGGGAAATTAATTCCTTTGGTAGAATTATCTTTTCTTGAAAGCGCTAGGACTACCACGCCGGAGTTTAATGCCATCATTGAGCAGTTAGATAATGCCATGCTCCACAGGTTACTTATTGGAGATAAATTGGGCCTATCGCCGTCTAATGCCTCCGCATCTGATGGAAAATCTAATAGCGGCGGCAGTAAGGCCTTGGCACAAGTGCACTTTGACCTTTATATGAATGGCATCATTAAATTTTTACGCCATCATATTGAAAACCTTATTCAAGAGCAACTAATAAAGCAGCTAGTGGCCTTAAATTTTAAAGTAGATAAGTATCCACAATTTAAATTTAAAGTGGAAGACGATGCCCTTATGGCACGGGTGCAAGTGGTGGCATTGGCCGTGCAATGGGGTTTGGTAGACGCTTCCGCGCCTTGGGTAATTGAGTATTTGCATTTTCCCGTGGCTGCTGAGTCTTTGGCGACCACAAATAAAAATATAAGTTCTGACACGGGAACCATTGCAGAAGCTAACGCGGTGGAAGATGAAAAAATAAAAGAGCAGCAAGCGCAAGAAGCACAAACAGGGGCCGCGGGACCTATGGCACCTACGGATACACTTCCTTATGAGTCTGAGAACTTCGGCGGTCCTGGTTCTGGTCGCTTTCCTGCGGGGAGTCATGAAGCACAAGCTGATGAGTATCTCAATAATGCTTTAAATTTACAAGCGCAAGTTTTTGGAAGAGTTAAGCATACACCTGAAAAACTTCAAGAACTTAAAAATCAACGAAATGTTGCACTAAAGCAAGCTAAAGGATACATTAAACAAGTTAGTGATAAAAATACTCAACGAGATTTAATTGCACGGCATGATAATTTAGCTACTAAAGAAAATAGAATAGGACTATATGTTGAAAAAGAAAATTGGTCTGCTAAGTTTAGTAAAGTTTGTAACTTTGCGCGAATGGAAAAAGGATTAAATGAAGCGGAGGCTAAATGTGTTAATAGGTTGGTTGATATTTTCAAAGAGATACGTACTGATTTACTGCAGAAGTCTAAAAAATTGCATGAGATCGGCAAGAAAGACGGCATTAAAGCTTTTAAGGGTTCTATTCTGGCCGAGTTAAAAGACACTTATCAAAAATTTTTTACACAATGTTATGTGAATGGGCAAAATGAAGCTAAAGATGAAATAGCCAAAGGTAAAAAGACCAATGGTAATTTTAAATATCAAGAAATAAACTACGCGTTGCCCTTTGATTCCGCGGTAAGATTTTTCTCGCTAAATAAGACACAAATGGATGCCATTAGACAGAGGGCCTTTTATGTTACCGGTATAGAGCAAGATGAAGTGTTAAAAAAAGTAAATCAAATTTTATTGGATGACATTGGCACTGCTTCAGTGCAAGATACTATGAAAAGTGTTGAAGATGTTTTGGCGCCTTATTTGGAAACAGGTTCTATTGATGAGTCGGTCGCGGATCCATGGCTATTGCAAACCATTGTCCGTACCAATGAGTCAGAAATGTTTAATATGGGGCGCATGGCAGAATTTAATAATCCTGACTTGGATGGTTTTGTGCAAGCTTATGAATATTCGGCGGTCATGGATGACAGGACCACTGAATTTTGTAGCGAGCATGATGGCCAGTGTTTAGAAGCGGGTGATGATAGAGTGGATGAATTCCCTCCCGCGCATTATAATTGCAGGAGTATTTGGGCCCCAGTGTTCCGCGGTGAGGACTATGATAATAATTGGGATGATTCCATTAAACCCATGGACGGCTTTGCCGTTAAATGGAGGGGCAAATGAATCTGGTAGAAATAGTTAATCAGAACGGAATAACCTTAGGAGCTTTGATTAAAGCGCTAAAAGATAAAAATATACTAACTGATGAAGAAATACAAGCGACGTATAATATAGAAGTCGAGAAGTTTAATGCACCAAAGTTAACTGTTTTAAAAAAACCGGCATTATTAGTGCCAGAAACAATAAAGGAGGCTTAAAGTGCCAAAGGTTGTGGTAGATAAAGTTGAGGCCGCTTGTAAAGCGGGCAATCATACGCCGGCGATGGAAGCGTATATGAAAAAAAATCCAGATGCTTCTTGCCATGATGTCGGCGAGGCCATTGCCGCCATGGTTGAGGAGAAAATGGCAATGTTTACTCCGGAAGAAATTGAGATGTTTGGTATTGAAGAGTTTGGAGGCCTTGGAAGCGGGCGGTATTCGGCGGGAAGCGGTGAAAAGATAGATGCGCATTTAAAATTAGCAAGTGACCATTTGGATGCAGTTATGCGAGAACCAAAAGGGTCAGGTAAAGCAATGACTTTTTTAGGTGTAGCATCTACCAACATTAGAAAAGCAATGAACTTGGCAGACCCAACAGGTACTAAAACTGCTAAAGAATTAGGCGGGCATTTGGATAGACTAAATGAACGCTTAAGAAGTGCAGGAGAGCATCATAATACTACTGTTGGACATTATGAAGCAAAGTTGACCGACATTAAAGACTTTGAAATCTGGCGCGCGGGTAAAACTTTGGATGGTCGTACAGTAACAGAAGAGCAACTTGACCATGTACTAACATCCTTTGCTGAGTTCAATAAGAATGGTTATGAGGCGCCCGTGATCGTAGGGCATAATAATAGAGGAGAAGAAAAACCCGCGGTCGGGTTTGTTTATGCCCTTAAAAAAGTTGGAAAAAGTTTACTAGCCGATATCAAGCAAGTCCCCTTGGACATTGCCGAAGCAATGAAGTCGGCTTTTAAAAATCGTAGCGTGGAAATCGTTACGAATGTCAAGAAAGATGGAAAGACTTATCCTTTTCTGTTACGCGCTGTGGCCTTACTTGGTTCCACGCCTCCCGCTTTTGCGGGGCTGGGACTTCCTAATGCCAACCCTTACAGCGGCGAATTTGGAGAAGTGTTAAGTTTTGACATTGACCTTGATAAAATAAGCAAGGAGGAAAGTGATTTGAAAACTATCGAGGAGCTTCAAACAGAGCTATCCGATAAAGAACTAGACTTCAAAGCACAGTTAGATGAGTCCAACAAAGTCCTCGCGGAGAAAGAAAAATTGTTATCCGAGGAAAAAGGAAAACTCACTACTATGCAAACGGAGCAAGTTCATAAGGACAGCATTGAGAAGTTTAATTCCTTTGTAGCTGAGTTTAAAATATTTCCTACTCAGAAAGACGCATTTGTGTCCCTTTATAATGCGCTTCAAACGAAAACTGAAAAGGTTTCGTTTTTTGAGTTAAAGGAAAATAAGTTAGAGGAAGCTAAAGAGGGTAAGACCCTTCCTATTTTGTTCAAAGAGTTCATTGATGCTATTCCTGCAAAGGAAGCACTGAAAGTTCTCTTCATGGATAAAATGAAATCCGAAGCTAAGGGAGTGGGAGAAGAAAATCTTGAGGTCCCGGCGGAATCTTACGCGGCCAAATCCATAGAAGAAGCGGACGCGATTAAGAAATATGCCAAAGAAAATGAATTGGATCTTAAGAAATCGGCTGACTATGTCAAGGCCCAACGGGCAGTGCGTAAACAAGCCAACGAGGAGGAGAAGTAATGTCAGTTACGACAGTACCAACCCCCCCAAATATGACAGAGCTAGACCTTTCATTTGTTGCGGCCTCGGACATGTCCGATAGCCAATACCACGCGGTCTATGTGTCAGCAGTGGGGACAGTGTCACTTAATAGTGCATCCACCAATTGGTTATGCGGAATTTTGCAAAACGCTCCAGCCAGCGGCCAAACGGCCATTGTGCGGGTTGCGGGACCGCTTTCTCGTATAGTCGCTGGTGCGGCATTTAGTTTAGGCGCGCCGTTAATGAGTGGGGACTCTTCAGGACGTTTAATTACCGCCACAGACAACAATGTTGTGCAGGCAATTGCGTTAGAAACGGCCACCGTTATTAATCAGGTGTGCGTAGCGTTACTGGTGCAGTGTCCAGTGAAGGGAGATAATACCAACTAATGGCTCCCACATATAGAAAAAACCCGCGGGCACCCTATTATGATAAGCCGTTGTCAGATTTTTCTAATTTATATCAGAACGATGCTCTTAAATTCGTTGCTGATATTCTGGCGCCTTATTATGAGGTTGACCGCGAAGTCGGAAAATTCTTTGTATACAGCAAAGAAGCCACTTATCGTCTTTACGATGATAAGCGCGAGGGTGTTACGGAATCAAATGAAGTGGATTGGTCTCTGACAGACGCCTCTTACTCTTGCATTGAAAGGGCTTTGCATTCCAAGATTGACCCTAAAGATGTAGAACAAGAAGAGGATGCTGTGGATTTAGAGAACGATGCCACACAGTTTGTGACGAATGGTATTTCCCTAAACCGAGAGTATCGGGTTGTTACTAATTTAACTGATACCGCGGTCATGCCTAATACCGCCGCTACTTATGTGTTCTCGAACAGTTCTGCCACTCCCAAAGCTGATATTGAAGCTGCGGCGCAAGCGGTAGAAACTGCCACGGGACACATTGCCACGGATATTTTCTTGCCTTACGATGTTGCCTTGGCTATTTCACGCCATGATGACTTCAAAAAGGACAAGTGGCATGTAGTTGATTTAACTCAAATTGATATTGGCAATCCAGTCGGTCCAATTCTTTGGGGATTAAAAGTCCACATTGTTACCGCGCGATATTCCAGTACCGCGAGAATAGGCACTTCGGACCCGACCCTAACCAAAATGTGGGGTACTAATTCCTTAGTGTGCTATTTAAATCCAAGCCCTGTAGGTCGTAAATCCCTGCATCTCGCCAAGACATTTGTCTTGCGCGGCTGGAGGCCCATGATTTACAGGTTGCCTTTGGAACACATCAAACCGGGAGCCTATAAAATTGAAATGGCTACGGATGTGGATGAGAGAGTTACCGCCTCTGGTTGCGGATATGTTTTAACAGGTTGCATATAATAAACCTGTTGGCTGGTTTAGCGGCCTATATTGATTGCCCCGGGGTTCTAAACACCCCGGGGTTTTAAAGGGAGGTTTAAATGGCATATCCTGGAGTCGATGTTAGCAGAATTAGAGAAGAGTTCCCGGCGATACCGGTTAACTTACTTAGCGACCAATATGTAACTAATGAAATTAACCGTGCAGGCAATTTAACTTCTGAGAAATTAGTGTATCGTT